GAACGGCGTGCCCATAGGGCTGGACCATGGGCCATCCGGCAATCTCCAGGCGCGGCGCCGCCTCCTCCGCCCCGTAGATGCGGCCGAGATAGTCCCTGATGCCGGCAAACGCCAGACGCCCGAGATCGCAGAGCGCGTCGTCCTGGCGGTCGCGGAAGCAGTTCCCCTTGCGTCGCGAGAAGAAGTACTTCCCGTCGCGCGCCGCATCGGTCGCTATCTGGTGCGCGAGCGGGACAAGCGCGCGGTCGAGCTCGGGCCGATCGTAAACCTGGGCCCAGACGACCGTCGGCCACGCCCGCCAGATCCGTGGGCTGACTGTCATGCGACGCGGACTTCGATCTCGTGATCTCCCGACCACGTGCCCCAGTTCGACTTGATCCGCAGCCGGTCGCCTTTGGTGAGCCCCAGGGCCATCCAGCGGAACGCGGCCAGCCCGTTTCGGGGGTAGATGATGCTGTCGACCAGGTAGCCGGACGTGGCTTCGACGCGCACCGGCACCGAGCGCGATCCGTTGCTGACGACCGCCCCGGTGCTGGCGTCGACGAAGGAGAGCGAGAACTTCGCCACACCCTCGGCCGCGACCGTCGCCGGGCCGCTGATGACGGCGCGCGGAAAGAAGTCCGGTGCCTGGGTGTTGGTGGCCTCCTGCCCGGACACGGGCTCGAAGACGTGCGTGAAGGGGAAATTCGCCCAGCATCCGTCCACCCCGCCGACGAGCAAGATCTGGCACTCGTCGAGCGAGTCGGCGCCGAAACAGCTGGCAACCATCGCGACCTGACGAAGGTTCAGCATCCGGAGGAGAACGCTGCGCGATTGCCTCGTGCCGTCGGTGAGGCTGAACCGCTCGAAGGGGCGGACGAAACGCTCTTCGCTGTCGACGGCCAGCGTCCACGATTGGCGCGGCCTCAGGCCCCCTAGTGCCGAGACGCTGAACGTGATCCCCGTGGTCACCTCCCAGGCCGTACCCGGCCGGTCGAACCAGTCCCCCGACACGGCGTGGGAGAACGAGAACGGCTGGAGCGGCACGGACAGATGGGTGTTTAGATCGGCGTCCCGTTTTGGAGTCCGCTCCTCCGACGGCCTGAGCAGCCGGACCGTCAGCGCGTCCCGGTCCCGGAATGCGTGCAGGAGGTGCGGCCGGTGCGTCGTCGGGGCGAGGCAGGCCTTGTAGCGCTCTATCATCGTGCGGTCTCCGGGATCACGGACAGGTGCCGCAGTCGCAGGCGCAATTGCAGTTGCAATTGCAGTTGGAGTAGCAATTGAAGCCGCCGCAATTGCAGTTGTTGTAGGGGCGCCGGTATTCGCCGCCGCCGATCTCGTCGGCCGCCAGCGCATAGCCGCCATAGACAAAGCCGACGGAAACCGCTGCGTAACTGACGCTCGACCCACCCGCGAAGTCGAAACCGCTGGGATTTCCGGGACTGAACCCAAGCCCCCAGGTCCACCAATTCCCGTTGGGCGGCGTCCATTGGGCGTTGCCGAAGCAATTGCCGTTCGGCAGGTAGCCGGTGCAGTTGTTGGCGCGGTCGTCGTAGTACTGATTGCTGCGATTGAGTTCGCCGATGTCGGTGCCATCCGCGATCACAAAGCCCGTCGCGCGCGCATTGTCGCCGGTGGCGCCGGAGCGCACCGTGCCTGTGGCGATCAGGTTGGGAAGCGACAGATCGCCGGTCATGGCGTCGCCGGCTTTGGCGACGCGGGTCGCGAGGTCGACCGCACCGGGGGCGATCTTCTCGGCTGTCACCGCGCCGGCAGCGAGCTTGGCGCTGGTCACCGCGGCGTCCGCGATCTCGCTGGTCTGGGCCGGGCCGCCGGCTTTCAGGAGCTTTCCGGTCGCCCCATTGAAACGCGCGAGCGCGCCGTCCTCCGCCCCTGCGGGCCCGACGACATCGCCGCCGCCGGGCACAAGCTCGTAGGCCGTGCCGGCAATATTGACGCGAATGCTCTTGAGAGAATCCGCCTCGGTCGGATCAGGAATCTTGGCCGCCCGCTCCGCCGCGTTGGCGGCGCTGTCGTCCGATGCTGCGGCCGATCCGGCTGCGGCGAGCGCGCTCGCACTGGCGTTGGCTACTTTCTGGTCGAGTTCGGCGCGGCTCGCATCGATGGCTGCTTCGTTGTCGGCGATGGTTTTCGCCACCGTCTTGACCGGACCGTTTTCCGTCTCGACGGTCGAGGCCGCATCCCCATGCACCACCTGATGCAGCTTGTCGGCGGCAGCGGTTGTCTTGGCGACCGCTGCCTGGAGGTCTGTTTGTAGCGTCATGACGTTCTAGCTCCGGAATCGAAGGCGGACCGGACTCACCAGGCGTAGGGTCCCGGCAGCCCGGAATGGACGAGCGCGTGCAGGGCGTCCGCGTCGCGGAACAGCGCGGCGAGATCGGAATCCAACGCGATGGCCAGCGCGTCCGCGGAAAGCACCGGCCGCTCACGGATTTCCAGTTCGGAAGCGATCTCCCAGAGCACGCCGCCCCTGAGCCGCGCCTCGAACTGACGCGTGAAGCGAGCCTCATGCTCACCTAAGCCGATGCCGCCGAGGAGGTCGATCAGGAACCACTCGCCGCCCTCCTTGGCGTGCCAGCGATACCAGGCCTCGAACAGCGCGAACTGCTCCCGGCGCATCAGCCAGCGCACGGCGATGCGCGTCGGCACCTGGGTGAAGCGCTTGCGCTGCCGGGCCGGTCCCGCCTCCATCTCGGTGCGCAGGATCGCCTCGCCCGGACGGATGCCGTAGCCCTCCACCGTCGGCAAGGGCAGCGTCGCGGGCCAGGAGACGGGCATTCGAATGTCTTTGCGGATTAGACGTTGAGATCCGAGTCAATCTGATGAAGTTGGGGCTGCTTTTGCCCCGGAGCTGGTAGATACTTTGAGCGTGTCCGTCGGGATAATTCCGGAGAGACTCTCGATGCAAAGCAGAACGCGAAACGAGTACCTCTCTCTCCGGCGCCAATATGAGCCGAAGAGCATAACGCTCATAATCGTTGCCGAATCCCCTCCAGCCTCAGGGAGATATTTTTACGATCCAGCAGGTAATCCCACCGAGCCGCTTTTCGCAGCGCTGATGAAGCAACTTGATATTGCTCCTGCGACGAAAGAAAGCGGCCTTCAGGAGTTTCAGCGACGTGGCTGGATTCTCGTAGACGCAACATACGAACCAGTGAACATGCGCAAGGGTTCGGGTCGCGACAAGGTTGTCGCCCGGGATTACCCGCTACTCCGGGATGATCTTGATGGCCTGATCCCCGATCGTTCGACGCCGTTGATGCTCATCAAAGCAAACGTGTGCCGGCTGTTGGAACCGAGACTCGTGGATGACGGATTCAATGTGCTGAACCACAGCCGCGTCATCTACTTTCCCAGTACCGGCCGGCAGACGGAGTTTCACCGGCAGTTCGGATCGATCTTGAAATCGGTACGAATTTGACGATGCCGCCAAGTTAGCTCACGGCGATAGTTCCCGACCGACCGTCGTTACTCACAACTCCTTCTTATCGATACGCCCCCGCCGCCGGATTGAGTCCGTAGCGGCGCTCAAGCGTCGGCGCCAAGCCCTCGCCCCGGCCAATGTTGCGGGCAAGACTGCCTTCCACCTGCTCGACCATGATGTCGAGGCTCAAGCCCTCGGCGTTGCGCCTGAGATCGGTGCGCGCCTCGGTGCCGGGCGCGTTGTTCCGGACGTTGACGGTCACGTTGACCTCGGGACCGGCGCGTGCAAACCCGAGCGCACGCATCTGGCCGGGCGTGAACACACCCTCGCCTTGACGCGCAATGACCGGCACCTCCCCCGAAACGATTCCGCCGCCGTGGAACCGGTGCGCGGCGTCGAACAGCGCGGAATCGGCAAGCCGGGAGTCGAACCGGTCGAGGCCGATGACACCGCCGCTATGCGCGACCATGACCGGACCGGGATCGGGGAAGTCGCCGACCGGGCCAGGCGCGCTCCCGCCGAACAGACCGCGGAAAGCGCTGCCGACCTCTCCGAACAAGCTCTCCAGGATGCCGGCGAGCGGCTTCACCACCGCCATCCGGTAGGCCGCCCGGAGCGCTTCCTCGGCGATGGTGTTGAAAAGGTCGCCCGCCGAGAGCTTGCCGGTGGTGGCCCATTTGATGAAGGCATCCTCGCCGGCTCGCAGCGCCCGACTCATTCCCTGCTCGACCAGGCGGGCCGCGTTGTCGGACTCCTCGACGTAGTCGCGCAGCGCCCGGATGGCACCGTCATGCCAGTCCGTCGAAGCATCGAGCTTCGTGCGTTCCGCATCGGCGAGAGCGCGGGCATGGGTCTCGGCATCGATGGCGCCTGCCGCGAACAGCCGGTCCAGGCGTTCGACCTCGGCCGCATACTTCTCCAGCGCCGTGCTGTTCGCTTCCGTGATCCGCCGGCCGTCCTCGAAGAGTTTCTGCTCGCGCTCCAGCGATTGGCCCAGCTCGTCGATCGCCTGCTTCTGGTCGTAGAGATCGCCGGCGAGCCGCTCGACCTGCGCGCGCTCGGTCTCGCCGGCTCCCTCCGAGAGCCGCGACAGCGCCTGGTCGATGAAGGCGGCGCGCTTGTCGGCGAGGCCGACCATCTGGCGCTCGAGATCGGCAACAACCTTGGTGTCAGCCTTGGCCATGCGCTCGGCGGCTTCCTGCGCCGGCTTCTCGATGGCCGCGATGCGGCGCCGGGCAAGCTCCTCGGCCTGGCCGATGGCGGCGTCCACGTCACCGTCGTTCTCGCCGGGCGCGCGCAGCGCTTCGAGGCGCCGGCGGGTTTCGTCGAGTTCCCGGTTTACCGCCGTAATGCGCTCGGCCGGATCGTCGATCAGCTTGCCGATCGCCTCATCGATCTTCTTGCGTTGCGTCGTCAAGGTTTCGGCACGGTTCTCGGTCTCGGCGGCGCGGCGGCCGTCCTCCGCGCGCTGGCGCTCGGCATCGAACGTTTGCGCCTCGCTCCGCGCCTGGGCGATCAGCCGCTCGACTTCGGATTTGAGCCAGGCGATTTTTTCCTCCTGCTGGCGGATGGCAATGACCTGGTCCGCGCGCGGATTGTCGCCGGCCACTCGGCGCATGCCCGCCAGTGCGTCCTCGCCCTCAACCAGCTTACGGTTAGCCGCGACGACACGGGCCGCGATCGGATCGTCGGCGAGCACGCCGGTCATGCCCTTGAGGCCCGCCGCCAGGATGTCGAGCGCACCTTGGGCGACGCCGGCGATGGCCGGGGTGCGGCCGATCTCCTTGAGGAGATTGCCCCAGGAATCGGCGAGCCGATTGGCGGCACCAGAGAGGCCAGAAGCTTCCGCAGCCCCGGCGCCGCCGACCTGACGCTCCAGCGCATCGAGAATGACTTGCTGCGCCTCGGCCGTGCGGCCGGTCTCGACCAGGGTGGCAATGACCTCGCGCTGGCTCTGAGTGAACGAAATGCCGACCCGACGCAGCGCGTTGAGCCCCTCGACGGGATCTTCCAGGGCCTTGCCCAGCTGCACTGCCGACGACCGCAAATCCTGGCCAAACACGGCGGCGAGATCTTGGGCAAGCCGCAGCGCCCGGGTGAAGGTGTCGCCCGCGACCGAGCGGAACGTAGCGAGCACGGCTGCCGCATCCATCACCGCCTCGGCCGAGGCCATGGTGGACTCCTCCATGCCCTCCGCGAACTCGGCCAGCGCGCCGGCGGTGAGGCCCGAGGCATCGCCGGTCGCCTTGAGCACGGCTTCGAGACGGCGGTAGGAGGCTTCCGCTTCGGCCGCAGCCTCAAGGCTCGTCTTGAGACCGAACGCAATGGCGCCCAAGGCCGCGCCAGCTACAAGTCCCGCCGGACCGAGCCGGGTCAGCGCCGCGCCGACAGGGCCGAGCCTGGACGCAGCCGATTCCAGCGAGCCGCGCACGCTGCCGGCGGCAGCGTCCACCGCCTGCAGAGATCTGGACGCGGGTTTTGCGGCGTCATCGATGCGCTTGAGCGCACGCTCGCCGCTCTCGCCGACATCGCGGAGCTCGGCCTTGACCTTGCCTCCGTCGATGACGGAAAGGCGCACGGCGAGATTGCGTTCAGCCATGATGATTCAAAATTCGGATCAGGGTGGATTGGCGGAACCTGCGGCGAGCCGCGCGTTGAGCGCGGTGATCATTCCGGTCTCGGCGGCCGGCAGCAGCTCGGCAAGCGCCGTCACGTCGTAACCAAGCGCCGTCCCGATCGCGAGACAGGCGCCGAGGTCGAGCCCGATGGCAGCGCCTGGCGCAAGACGAAGCTGACCTGCACAGCGAAGCGCCACGTCCCAGGTTTCCCAGCCTTCGAAGGTCAGCGGCTCGTGCTCGCGATAGGGACAGGTCACGCACTCATGTTCGCAGGCGGCGCAATAGTCCGGCCCGCCGCCGAAATGCCAGCGGCAGCGAGCCATCAGACGTTTTTTTCGGAGTCCAGAAGGAGCGCCGGTGCCAGATAGAGCCGCTCGAAGGCTTCCGCCAGAGGCCACAAATCCATCAGCGCCTCGACGCCCTCCGGCGTCACAGGCGCAGGCTTGCCCTTGGCATCGCCCACCCCTTCCCACTCCTTGACTGTGAGCCGGGCGAGACGCTTCACCAGCGCCGCAGTCCTGGCACCGGCGGCCTCGATCGCGTCGGGACTGTCCCCTGCCTCGCGGAGTGCCGCGACGCGCGCCGCCATCATGAGTGCCGTCGTGCACGGGCACACCTTGAGCCGGACACCGTGCCCTACATCGAGCCAGCTTGGCACGCGTTTCAGATCGAGCCGGATCATGCGTAATCCTCCACATCGTTGACGAGGGTGGCGGTCAGCATTCGTCCGGCGCTCTCCTCCTTGGCGCCCTGCCAGTCGAAGGAGGCCTGGATGCCGCCAGGTCCGGAGATCGCGAGCTTGGGTTTGGGCAGATGCACTTCGTGCGCCGTGAACACGAGCCTGCGGCTGACATCGATGGTGTAGGCGAACTCAAGCTCGACCGGCGTGCCGGCGGTGGCGGCGTCGATGAGCGCGGTGTCGGAAAAGCGCACTTCGACGTTGCCGGTGAGGGCGGCGACCGTCGGGTCGGCCCCTTCGATCCTGCCATCCGAGCGGATGGTCTCGATGCGCTCCAGGTTGTTGGAATACGAGAGTCGCGCGCCCGTCACATTGCCGAGCGCAGCACCATCCTTCTTGACCGAACCCTGGAACTGATTGAACCGCTCGAAGGCCACAGCCGTCGGTGTGCCACCCTGCGATACGGCTTGCCGCGTTTCGCCCTGGGCGATGCCGCCGACGGTCGCGTTGGCCGAGCCCGAGCGTCGGAACTCGATTTGGAGGGTATCGGCCCGCACGCCGGCCTCGATGAAGAAAGCCGGCACCTCGGGCATGCCAATCTCCAGGGCCAGCGACGGCAATACCGCGCCGCCGGATACGAAGGCGTGCGTATAGGGTCCCGAGCCGGTGGTCGCGGGACTGCCGAGTAGCAGCTTCAGCCAGTAACCGAAGGCGCGCAGGTCCACCGGCACCACGAGGTCGCCTTCGACCTTGAATATGTCGCGGATCGGGGCCGCCGGATCGCGGCCACCGCCCAGCACATCCGAGGCGATCAGCCCTTGTTCCGAGCCGAGATTGCAAGAAACGAACGGGAGCTTGATCCAATCTCCCCCCAGCGGTGTTCCGTAGGCGTTCTCGAACTTGCCCAGTAGCTGCGCGTTGGCACCATAGGCACGGGCCATCGGGACGACTCCTTATGTATAGGTGTGGAATGGAAACCGGATCGCTCAGGCGAGCGGGTCGGTCGTCGCGTAAACCAAGGTGACGGTGACGGTGGCGCCCTTGAGCGGGGCGCCGCCCTCGACGGCGATGGCTCCCACGTCGGGTGCCCCGGCCTCGATGTGGTCGCAGCGGCCACCCAGAGTACGGTCACCGGCAATGGCTTCGCCGAGGGACGCGAGCAAATCGTCGAGTGCTGTGTCGCGCGCGGCTGGCGTGGCACCACTCACGATCGCTTCCACCACGGCGCGATGCGTCCACAGGTAAGTAAGCGGCGACAGCACCACCTCGGGCTCACCGGGATCGCCGTCGCGGAGCACCACGAGCCCGCCCGCCGGCACCTTTTCGGGCAGCGGTTCGTTGCGTCGGATGGTGGCCTCAGGGACCGTCCGCATACGCTCGAATAGCGCCGTTAGAACCTGTTCGCGCCGGGTGGTCACCCGGATCTCCCTTCCGGATCGCGCCAATTGCGATTCACGAGCGTCGGCAGTGCAGCGATCCATTTGCGCGCCGCGCCGGCAACGTCGAGGCGCTTGCGCACAGTCACCTGCGGCACGAGCAGGAACATGGGCACCGTCACGAGGCCGCGTCCGGTGCGCAAAGCGCTTGCGCTCGCTTTCGCAAATCCGCCGCGCTTGCCGGTGCGGGCGCGCCGGTTGTCGGCCACCAGCAGCGACGGCCCGCGGCGCCGGTAGACGAACCGCAGCCGGACTCCGTGCATGCGCTCCCACAAGCCGGGAGTCATCTTCCGCCGGCCGTCGCCGAACCGGCCGGCGGCCAGGGTCGGGATGGCGAGAAAGAAGCCGTGCCTGGAGCGGATGACAGCACCGTCCTCGTAGACACGCACGATGTTGGGCGCCTTACTGAACACCAGTCCGGCGGCGCGGATGCTCCGGGCACCTTTCGGATACACCTCGCTCCGCCAGGTGTTGGCGAACCGCTGGCCCAGTCCGGCGCCGGCGATCTGCCGGCGCAGCTCCTGCTTGAGGCCATTGCTCGCCTCGCGCACACCCGCCGTCACCGCCTCCTCGGCCGCCGTCACCTCTTCGGCCAGGAAGCGCTTGAGGTCGCCCTCGATGGCAGCCTGGAGTCTCACGCCGGCCTCGTATCGAGAGTCCAGACCAGCCGCTCGGCGTCGCGCGTTGGCTCGCCCTGGACGACGAAGGTCTCGCCGCCGAAGATGACGGTGTCGCCCTCAGCCGGGTTCGGCATCTCGGAGACCCGTACCTCGAACACCGCCGTGGCCGTGTGTACGGCGATGTCGCCGAACTCGACCTCCCGGTCCGGACGGCGGGCGATCGCCCGGACCGGAATCCCGTCGCCGGTTCCGCCCGGACGCCAGACGGCGTCGCGGGCGACGTTCGAATCGGCGAACAGGTCGTCGAACGCGTCAGCGAAGACGGTCATGTGCGGTCAGCCTCCTACGCCAAGGCTTCGGAGGATCAGTTGCTGGTGTGGATGCGCACGGCGAGGCGCGGCCGCTTGTTGATCGGCAGGATCGATGCTTCAGTCTTGACCTCGATGGCGCTGCCATCGGGTCGTGCAATCTGCCGGGCGTAGATCGGCAGGCCCACCGTGTTGACGGTCTCGATCAAGTTCGCCGGCGCGCCGTGGGTGACGAAGGTGTCCAGCGTGCCGAGCGGAAACGCGATGCCTTCGCCGGAAGGGATCAGGGTTTCCGTCGCGCCGGTCGAGAGCGTGACGGTCGCGTTGTATTCCTCGAACAGGATGCCGGCGAAGGGAAAGCGGCGACGCGTGTCCTCACGCAGCGGCTGTGCCCCGGTTGAGGAATAGTATTTGTAGGCCTCCTCGACCTTGGCGTGGCCGATCAGCTTGTCGAAGAACTCCGGGCTGACCATCGCCAGCACGCCGGTCATGGTTTCGCCCTTGAGCTCGGTTTCGACCTTGCGCAGCACGTCGCGCACCTTGCCCTGAACCTGGGTGCCGGCAGTGCCGAGCACGAAGTCCACCGACTGCTGCTGCAGCCCGAATTCGCCGAAGTAGTCGTAGAGCGTCGTGCCGGCGCCGTCCTTGACGATGCCCCGGAGCGCGTTGATCTCCATGTACTCGCGGGTCTGGGCGTGCTTGGCCCGCATGCGGGTCAATTTCCGCTCCATCACGGTCGCCAGCGGATCGGCGGCGTCGGCAACGCCAAAGCCGCGCACGCCCTGGATGTCCTGCGGCGTGATGACATCGTCGTGCGGGATCCACGGCACGGTGAAGGAGCGCATGGAGCGCGTGTCGCGGTTGGCGACGGTGGCGGGACCGCCCAGCGGCACGGTGGGCAGCAGGTTGAGCACGCCTGCGGCCTGCTCGATGACGACAGAGCGCTGGGTTACGCCCTCGAAGCGGAACAGGCCCATCTGCCCGAGGCGGGTATAGACATTGGGCAGGATGTTGATGGCCTGGGTCATCTCGGCGAGCGAGTAGCCGCCGGCGTCGAACGGATTGGTCATGACGGTCATGGTCGGGATCTCCCTAAGACTGGAATGAACGCACGTGTCCACGCGGAGCCGGGATCGGCTCCGGTCGGACGGGCGCTGAGGCGAGGGGAAGTCGGGGCGCCGGCGGCCTAAGCCGCCGAACGGTTACGCGGCGGTGCGGACGACGAGTCCGGCCTGGGCGAGCTGCGTCTTCTTGGCGTCCTTCTCGGCCGCCTGATCGACGGAGGCGTCGAAGGCGAGCGCGGCCTCGGAAAGGATGACGGGACCGCGCGACACCACGACGCCGATGGCGTCGCCGGCGCTGGCGTCGACGGCTTGCATCAGCACCGCGACGGCGGTCTCCGCACCTTCGTCGCCAACGACGGCGGCCGCCGGGGAAAGGCGGTACTTGGCCGTTGCCGTGATCTTTCCGAGCACGGCGCCCAGCGGGTAGCTGGCGCCGCCCTTGAGGATGACGGTCTCGCGGCAGTAGCTGGCGTTGAGTTCGTACTTCAACAGATCGCCAAGGGTGGGCGAGGCGACGAGGACGGGCATGATGGGAGCCTCCGGATTTCAGGGATGGGGGATAGGAAGTGGCGGTTCAGGCCGGTGCGCCCTTGCCGGCGGCTTGCCTGGCGCGCTTGACGATGGGGCTTTCGGCGAGCCGTGCGGCGGCCGGCGCGGTGGCGACGATGTCGGCGGCATCGGAACGGGCGGCCAGCTCGTCGAGCAGCGAGCGTCGAAGCGCATCGGCTCGGACGCCCTTGGCCATGGCCTCGGCGGCGTCGACCTTGACGCCCAGGCGCGCGGCCTGGGCGGCGACGGCGGCGAGCTCGGCGTATTCGCCGCGCAGCCGCTGTTCGACCTGCATCACGTCGGGGACATTGACGACAGGCCCCTGGACGGGCGCGGCGTCGGGTGCGGGGGACACGGGCCCGTCGGCCCCGGGATCGATGGTCGGATCGGCGGTCTGCATGGAAGCCTCCTTTCGGCTTTCGGTGGGACGCGCGGTCCTGCCGCGCGGTACGGGTTTGGGGGCGAGGGTGACGCTCAGGTCGGCGAGGGCCTGGCGGAGCGTGCCGACCCGGTCGGCGAGTCCGGCCTTCACCGCCAGATCGCCGCGATAGACAGCGGCCTCGGTGGCGCGGACGGCCTCAGGCGGAAGGTTGCGGTTGCGGGCGACGAGCGCCACGAAGCGCTCGTAGAGTCGGTCCACGTCGGCCTGGACGTCGGCCCGGGCTCGGGGACTGAGCGGCTCGTGGGGGTTGCCGTCGATCTTGCGCTCGCCGGCATGGACGAAGGTCCAGGAAAGACCGGCCATGCGATCGGCGCCGCTCTCGTCCACATGCACCGCGACGACGCCGATGGAGCCGGCCTCGCCGGTCTGGGTGATGGTGAGGCGATCGGCGGCGGAGGCGATGGCATAGGCGGCGGAGAGCGCTGCCTCGCCGGCGACCGCCCAGATCGGCTTGCCGCTGGTGGCGCGAATGGACCGGATGCGTTCCACCAGATCGAACAGGCCGCCGACCTCGCCGCCGGGGGAGTCGATGTCGAGCATCAAGCCCCGCACGCGAGGGTCGGATGCGGCGGCCTCGATGGCATCGCCGACATCGCTGTAGGACATGAGCCCGCTGGCCGCCGCCAGATACCCGGAGCGCAATACCAGCGCGCCGGCGATTGGAATGACGGCGATGCCGTCCGGCGTGATGGCGGTTTCGCGCGACGGGGCGTCGCCGAGATCCAGCGGCTCCAGGGCCTGGCCCCCGCCGGTTCGCGGGGTCAGGCCCGCGAGGCGCGACCCGAGCACGACCAGGATCGCGTCCAGCTTGGGTTGCGCAATCATCAAGGGCGTCCCGAACAGGCGGGACGCGATGTGAGGAAGATCGGTCATGATCGGATACCGGATGACTGGTCAGAGGACGAAGGAGGCGGTTCGGCGGAATCCTCGATCCCTTCCTGCGATGGATCGCTGGACGGTGGCTCAACCTTGCCGAAGACGAGTCCGAGCGACCGTTCCCGCGCCTTATCGGCGGCGATATCTGCGTCGACCTGCTCGGCGTCGAAGCCGCGCTCGGCGATGGCCTGGGTCCGGCTCTTGAGGCCCGCATCGATCTGCTCGATCTCGGCACGCGCGTCCTTCAGGGGATCGACCCACTCCCAGCGCGGCGGCAGCCACGAGCAGGCCAGATACTCGGCCCGGCGCCGGTCGTAGCCGGGGATGTCGAGCGCGCCCGAGAGCACGCCTGAGTCCATCCAGCGCCGCCAGACGGCGCGGCAGAGCTGAAAGACCAGCACCGAGTGCTGCCAGGCCTCGACCCGGCGGCGGAACTCCAAGAGCGCCAGGCGCGAGTTCGAATAGTTGGCCTTCAGCATGTCGTTCGAGAGGTACGCGTAGGGCACGCCGAGCGCGGCAGAGACCTGCAGCAGAGTGCGGTACTGGAACGGCTCGTAGGAACCGCCGACGTCGGCGGGCGCCGAGGTCTGGATTTCCTCGCCGGGCTCCAGCATCACCACCTGCCCGGGCTGCACGTCCATGGTCCGCTCGCCGTCCGGCTCCGTCTCCTCGGCCATGTCGAAGGGCTCGCCCGGCGCCGGGGTGGTGACGAAGAGGGCGTACATCGCCGCCACCTTCTTGCGGTCGAGCTCGGCGTCGTCGTACTGGTCCAGGAGGAACAGCTTGACGATGGCCGGCGCGAAGCGGGACACGCCGCGCAGCTGCCCGGCGTCCACCGGATCGATGACGTGCACGATCTCGGAGGCGGGTACCCGCACGGTTTCTCCTACTAACCCGGGATCGGTGACATCGCCGGGATGGCGGCGCAGAAAGTGGTACGCGACCCGGCGGCCGATGCGATCGAACTCGATGCCCTGGCGGACGACGTTGCCGGAGGGCAGCGTCTCGGTCCGCGACAGCGGCAGCATCTCGGCGGAGACCATCTGCAGCTGCAGCGGCACCGCCAGGCCGTCCTCGGGGCGGCGCGGCCGGAAGCGGAAGAACACCTCGCCCGCGATGAACACCTCCCGGACCGCCCGGCGCTGCAGGCCGTAGAAGTCGGTGAAACCCTCGGCGTCGCTCTCGTCGGTCCAGGCCAGCCACAGCGCCTGCACGCGCGCTTTCAGCTCCGCATCGCCGATCAGCGACGACGGCTTGATGCCGGCGCCGACCACGTTGCCGGCCCAGCTCTCGATGGCATTCGCCGCATAGCCATTGTTGCGGATCAGGTGCCGGGCGCGCGCCGTGATGTCGGGTCCGGCGGCGGCGATCAGCGTGTTGAGATGGGCGCGCGAGGGCTGGAAGGCCCTGAGCCGGCGATTGCCCATCCCCGCCTCGAAGCCCCCATTGAACCCACCAATGAAGGCGCCGATGCGGCGGCGGATCGATGCCAGCACGATCAGAGTCCCTTGTCGGCATAGACGAGAATCCGGCGGCGCGGCCCCCTTTTCTCCAGCTGGGCGATGCGCCGCTCCAGGTCGGCCAGCACCTTGTCGGCCTGGGCCAGGTCGTACTGGACGCTGCGGTCGCCGACCGAGACGCGGCTGACCAGCGAATTGCGCCGCGCCAGCACCCGCTCGCGCTCGGCCTTGAGTTCGTCGAGAGTCATGGGCGGTTACGCCATGTAGGAGGAACGGAACACTTTGCGTCCCTTGCGGACGGGACGGCGAACGAGGCCAGCGCTCGGGGCCGCATCGGTATCGGTTGCGCTCTCGGAATCGACGGCTGCAACACCCACCTGTCTTTCCAGGTCGCGCCACTTGGCCTCCGCCCAGCGGTCGGCGCCGAGAATCCAGACGGCGGCACGGGCATAGACCCGGCAGTCGAGGGCCTCGTTGCGCTCGCGGAGCTTCTGCCATTCGAGCCGGACGAAGCCGCGCCGGGTCGTCACCGTCACCAGCTGCTCGGCGACCAGCTGCTTCACCCACTCGGCATCGGTCCACGACGGCAGATGCACCGTTCCGGCCGGAAAGCAGGCACCCGCCGCCCGCTCCTCGTCGGTCGGTCGGTCGAGGCGCAGGTATCGGTAGGTCTCCGACTTGAAGGTGGAGACGGCGACGGTCCAGAGCCGGGCCCCGCGCCGCACCTTCTTGCCGCCCTCGGTCGAATCCACGTAGGTCGGCCCCGAGACCGGCACCGAGCGGTTGAAGCCTTCGACGCCCTTGACCGGCGCCACCTGGCCGAACCCGGCCCGGCGCGCCCACGCGTACACGGCGGGGGTCTCGTAGCCGGTATCGATGGCGAGGCGGGCGATCCCCATGGCCGTCCCGCCGGCGTGCACCCAGGTGCGGCCGAGCAGCTTGTCCAGCCCAGCCCAGGTCTCGGCCTTCTCCGGGCCGCCCTCGACGACGATGTGGTCGATCAGCCAGCTTTCCAGGCCCCGGCCCCAGGCCCAGACGTCGACCTCGATGCGGTCCTTCTGAACGTCGGCGCCAGCGGTCAGGAACAAACCACCGCTCGGCACGGTGCCGATCTGCCAGTCCTCGCGGCGTTCATAGAGCCGTTGCCAGTCGGGCGCTTCGCCGGTTTCGATCCAGGTCTCGCCCAACACGCCGTTCTTGAAACTGCGCTTGGCTTCATCGGTCGCCAGCGACGCTTCCCACATGCGCGCGATCATCGCCCAGCTCATCCAGCCG